GATTACCTTAAAGATGTCTTTAAGAGCATCACGACATGGCATGGGGGTGGAAGATTTGATAGCTTCGATACCCATGATCTTGAGCTTAGGTTCTGCATAACGTACACCTTCGTTGTCATGTACATTCAGGATGTAACGTTTCTTAGCAGTCCAGATTCCAGTATCAGCGATAACTTCACGACCCATAACCATCTTGTTTTCGATGCCACCCATCATATTGAATAGATTAGCATATGCTTCAGTAAGAGCTGGTTCGAGTTTCTTTTGTGCAACAGTATCAAGAAAGTCTACAGGATTGGCAGGTTTAACTGCTTCTACCAATGGATCAAGGTTAACGTAAAGTGAATCGGTATCGATTGCAATAACGTAATCTTTATCTGTTTTAAGTACCTTATTGAGATATTCATTGATTGCAACTTCAGCCCATTTGATCGATAGCTGACCTGACAATGTGATAGCTTCAGCAATACGTTGATCAAAGAATCTGAAGTACTTGTTACCGAGTGCACCATAAAGAGAGTTTAGAAGAATCTTGATAGACATCTGTCTGTTTTCAGCAATGGCAATATCACGTTCGATACTGTATATGGTTTGCTTATCAGTCTTGTCAGCCTTTTGTAACGCTTGTTGAGCATCAAGCATTTGACGTTTGATTCCAACACGTTCAGTATACATGCCATCGATGATATCAGGCAAGATGCCTTTCTTATCAGTTCGAAAGACTTGACCATTACCACCAATCGATTTGCCGCTACCTTCGAATGTCATTTTCTTATCAAGCAATGATTGAATGTCAACGTTACATCGTTCGCCTTCGATGATTGTTTCTGGTGACATGTTATATTGCATAATCAATGATGGATATAGTGAATTCAAATCGAAGCTTACAACCCATTTGTGAAGACCTACTTGTGGATCTTTAACATAACCACCAGGATACGGTGATTTGAATTTGACTTCGCTGAATGGAACTGCAACTTTCTTTTGGAACAATTCACGATAGATGATTGAATCCCATATAGCAGTTGTACCAAAGGTATCATTATAGTTAACGCCACCTTTGTATGCCATGGTTAGACATAGTGTGATAAGGCCCATCTTGTCTTCGAAGCGATCAACCAACTCTACATCTTTGATGTTATAATCAATGAACTTCTGATAATCATTTAGATAGAGAGTATGCAATGAACCATGTTCTTCGTAGGATAGTTTCTTTTCACCAAGAACTACGTGAGCAATATGGTCGAGTTTATATGATTCTTGTGGACCGTAAGAGTAACCGAACTTCTTAAAGAGCTCGAGGTAATCGATAATGGCTATACCTTTAAGTTCATAAGACTGTTGAGTGCGACCCATCTGAGTGACATCACGTGATTCTACCATACCCCACGGAGAGTATCGTTTAACGAATTCAGCATCAAGGACTTTGGTTGTACGATTGACAAGATATGGAATATCGAAGAATCTGCAGTTCCAACCAGTTACGATATCAGGACAATTAGGACCACGCCAGAAGTCAGTGAATGCCATAAGCAGTTGAGCTTCATTGATGAACCGTTTGTAGATAACAGGGTGGTCTTTCATAAGTGTCTTTTCTACGTCATATTCACCTAGAGCCCACACGTAATATGTATCATCGATATTGTTTTTAATTGTGATTGATATGATTGCTTTTTCTGCTGATTCAGGTTCAGGGAATCCATCATCAGATTCAACTTCGATATCGATTGTAGTTACGTTAATCTTGTTACGATCAAATTCGATTTGACCTGGATATGCATCATTGATATATGTAGAGATATATCGATCATTGCCAAAAATGTTACGGCCGACAACGCCACTGTTCATTTCAATCCAATCCTTAGCTTCACGCATAGAATCATGTGTGATAGGCGCTACGGGTTTACCACATAGAGATTGCCATTCAGTAGGTTTGTTTGTCGATACGAAGTGTGTTGGTTGGTATTTGATTTTATCAGCGAATCGCCGATTACCGTCATAGCCACGAACGAGTAGTTGATTGCCATAACGAGTTACATTAGTATAGAATTTCATAGTCACCTTTTCATAATAGAAGTATATTATATCATACTTTAGCGTAAATGTAAACTGTTATTTTTGAAAGGTGATAGACGACCGAAGTCGCCTATCGAAGGGTGTTACGATTAAAGACTTACAGCAACTAACCATATTAACAAATATGGCACGCTAATGAAAGTAGCAATAGTAGCACAGAGTTTGCACTTATCGCCAGCATCTTTAATCGAATCTTGGTTTAAATATTTCATAATTCTCTCCAGTAGATTAGTTAATTCTACTGGTATTCAACTGAATCAATCTTGGATAAAGGTTTTTTCGGTTGAGGTCCCAGCAGATCCGATATTGATCTTCCTAGGACGCTTCTCTTCTGGAAATTCAACTCTGGCTTTCACCACAAGTATGCCATTCCTTAGATCTGCATCGTCGATTACTACAAATTCTGAAATCCTAAATGATTTCTCGAACCTGCGAGACGAAATGCCTTTATGAACGTATTCATTATTCCCTTGGTCTTTTATCTCTCCAGCAACTTTCAGTATGCCTTCCTTTACTTCAACGTTTAAATCGTCTTCAGTAAAGCCTGCAACTGCTAGTTCAATGAGGAAATTCTCATCATCAATCTTCACAACGTTATGTGGTGGATAGTTATCCCCATTGCGCGCAGAAGAATGAATCCTCTCTAAATCGTCAAATAAACCTTCGAATCCGAGAAAAAGTGAACGTGGTACGTGTAGTCTTGCATTAGTCATTTTTTGACCTCCTATTTAAATTAGCAAGGTTAGTAATAGAACCCTGAATATTCAGCGGTTCATTTTTATTTATATAAGATTGATATTAGTTTGAATTACCAATGTTATATTTTGTACATAATTCCCATAAACCTTTATCTTTATGTGGAATGACTTTGATCTGTCTCAATGGAGCTTTATCAGTCGCTTGTTCAGAATTGACCATTTCAACTAAACCCCAATCACTCAAAAGAGTAGATATAGTGTTACGACGTTGAATATCATTTTCAATTAAGTTAGATGGCTTACCGTCTAACAAAAACAATTCTTTAAAGTGTACGATAAAGTATCTACCCTGCTTATGCAAGATATGACAGCTTTGATATAGTTTGTTGTCTTTACGAGATGCTACGCCAATACGAGTCAATGTTTCTTTAATCTTTAAAAAATCATCAGGCTCATTAAGTGTAACTTCCAACATATCAGCCGGAGCCCACTGTTGTATTTGATTATTGTTTTCCACCTTTGCTCATCCTTTTTCTCAATTCAGTTAAGTGTTCATCAGTAAATAATGATAATACAGATTTAGCTTTTTCATTGCTATAACCATAATATTCTTTTACGACATTCAAATCAGAGATCTCTTCAGGTTTAGACCATTTAGAGAACCTTTTCTTTTTCTTAACTATATTTATAAAGAAATCAAATTGAAGACGGTGATCAAGGTGGTGATTAATATTCATTTCGTTGGCATACAACACCGTGTCTGGGAAATAAGATAAGCTCCTATTGACCATAAACGGCGTGTATTTAGATTCAGCAATGTCATCTACCATGATGTCTTTCTTGGTATTGTTGATGGCATTTATGTATTCGAATGGGTTCATTTGAACTGAACCCCTGCCATGATTTCAGTGAGGCATGCTACCACATTGAGTTCATGATCAGCTACGAATGCATTCTTGTATTGATAATCAGCAAGGATAAGAACAACTTGAGGTATAGATTGTGGATCAATATAGTCACCCATGTTGTCGTATATACGTCTGAATAGTGCAGCAGGTTCAACATCAATGTTATCAACTACCCATTGACGCATACCTTTGAAGTTCTTACCTTTAAGAGACTTCATAAGAGTTTCAACATTTACTTCTGATATTGAAACTAAGATGCCTGAATCAATTACACCTGACGCTGAATAACGCTGTAGTTCATTAAGAACACGACGCCAATCAGGACAATACTTCATAATGATTTCAGCAATGACTGCTTTATCGTATTCAATA